GATTTCATGGGAGCGAACAACGCTCTCCTCCGGTTCACCAACCCTACCTTATCCAGACTTCACAATCTGTATGAGGCAGCGGGAAAGGTACGAACCATTGCGATAGTAGATTATTGGACAAATTTTGCCCTCAAACCACTCCATGATTGGATGTTTGAAATCCTACAGAACCTGCCTCAAGATGCTACATTCGACCAAGAAGGTCGAGTTGAAGAATTTGCCCAACGAGGGTACACTCACGTGTATTCCTATGATTTAAAATCAGCTACAGATTTAATTCCACTTACTTTATATAAGTATTTAATGGGACATATCGTCCCACGTGGTGTTCTGGAGTGTTGGATGCAACTTCTTACAAATCGGTCCTTCCGAGTCCCCGACTCGACAGTTAAGACGTATCCTAAGCACCCGCGGAGTATACGATACAACACCGGGCAACCGATGGGAGCGTTAACTTCATGGGCTTTGATGGCTCTGCTGCATCATGTTCTTGTCTTGTTTTGTGCCTACAGAGCGGGATTAGTCCCGCTCTGGAAAATCCTCGACTTTGTCGAGTACTTGGTACTTGGAGATGATATCGTGATAGCTAATGAGCTCGTCGCTGAACAATACGTGCTTCTTATGAAGCAGTTGCACATCCCAATTGGGCTTGCTAAATCTCACATTTCCACGTTGGGAATGTTCAATTTCGCAAACCAAACCTTTGTTCAAGCAGTCAATGTCTCTCCTATCTCTATGAAGGAAGACTTGAATGCAAAAGGTCTCCTAGCCAGAATCGCTTTAGCCATGAGAATGGCTCGACGAGGATGGAAGGATATGAGGACTGAGTCATGGCTTAGCAGCCTTCTCAGAGCGATTACCAATTCAACTGTATGGAAGAAGACTCTCGCACCGCTGGCTGCGGTGAGAGGGTCAGTCCCATTCCTTCATTGGATAATTGCATCAACCTTGCTCCCTGGCACTAGCAGATTCTGCTACGCAGGTTTGAGCGTGGATCCACGGCTACTTCTTAGCACTTACGTGCGGAAAGAAAGAGTATGGACCACAAGGTTGGAGGATCTGAAGAACATTGTTCTTCCGATCGCTCAGCAATCATTGCTGTCGTTGTTCACAGCGAATTGGGCTGATAGCATTTATCAACAGTTCCTTGCAAATCGAATTCGATTGAAGGACTTTGACACCTGGGTAACCAGGGTCATTTCTGTTGACATTGAGTGGCTCTTCATTCGGATATTCTCCGAAGGCCGAGCCAAGGCTCAAGAGGATTGGGCATCAAAATACAGGATTCCTGTAAAGGAAGTCCAGGTGAGTTCTAAGCTTCCCGCAGTTAACACTGTGGGACTCTTGGAGATCGCAACTGGAAGATCTTTGGATGAGGTCTACCAGCTTCTTGCTGAAGCTGAGCAGGCCCTTCCATTGATTCCTGACTTTAATAACAAAACCCTTTCAGCTATCATCCCTGATAATGAAGGAGGTGTGCCCGCCCGTGATGCAGCACTTAAACGATCCCAACTTCAAGCTATGCTGAAGGTGGCCTCTCTTGTAGTAATGTTGGAACAAATTCCACAAGCTGCGAAACCAGGACAAGAGTCCGGGCCTCACAATAGTTCTGGTCCAAGCTTAGATGCCCAGCTAAGGGCAATCGAGCGAAGAACAGGACGGCTCGTGTAGTGTATTCACATCTAATACATTCGAAGACTATACTTTGCTTCGTTAAAGAACCAAAGTACCGTGCCTCATTTAATAGAAACCTACTCGCAACTAAGCTTGTAGGGCTCCGTGCG